TTAACTTTTTCATCAAGAGATAAAATCTTTTCATCATACTTTTTCTTTTCATTTTCATGCTTCTTAGTTTGTTCTGAAAGTTGCTTTGTAAGCTCTTCATTCTTAGCAGATGTTTCATCAAACTTTTTAACATATTCATTAATAGCTTGATTTACTACATCTTCACTTGCATCTTCAGCTAATTTTAATACTTTTAATAATTCTTTATTCACTTTTGCATCTTCCTCCTTAATATACTTATAAGTATTTGTTATATCTTCTACTATGTCTTCTGACAATAGTACTGGTTGCATGCCTTTTATAAAGGGACGATTAGTTAACCCTCCTCCTAAAAGTACATTACTATACGACTTTCCTGTTTCAGCGTCTTTATAAGCGAATTTGAACTCAGGACTGAAGTATCTATATTTACCTGACTCAACACTTTCCTTACCTAATTCTGTCCATTCTACTTTTGCTAACAATCTACCATTTTCTTTCCTTAATTCTTTAAACCACCCTGCAGCTGCTCCTTTATTTGGAGTTTCACCATGTTCTAAATCAATAGCAATATCTACCCTTCTTACATTATTGTCAAAAGATTCTTTAAATAAATTTAAATCTTTATCAGTAATTTCCATATTGCCATATATAGGATGATTCCATTTTCCAACTCTCATTACTTCCAATTCTTTTTTAACATCTTCTCCTAAAGAGATTGCTGTAAAATACGAATCTGACATTTGCTTTTTATAACCTGCTTTTTCTACAGCTGCCCATGCTACTTTAAAAGCTGATGTTTCATTTTTATATTGTTTAAATGCTGAGTTAAATGCTTTCATCCACATATCTTTTGCTTTAGTTGGTAAACCTGCTACATTTTTAGGTAATTCACCTATTGAACTATAAGGCATTTAATCACCACCTATTCTTCATCTTCTACAAACTCTATATCTCCATCTTGCCAATTTAAATAATCTTCATCTTTTCTTTTTTTCATATTAAGCCTCCAAAATACATTTAATTATAGCTTTATGTTTGCCTTCACTTTCTTCTATTGCTGTTATTTTAAAAGAGCTATTTTTATTTAATAATACCTCATTCTCTTCTACATATACTGACTTACCATCAACTGGTAAAACTTTAGCATTTTTAGGTACAGTTATATCTATTCTAACTCCTCTAAAATCTTTAGTTACTTCCTTATCAATAGATGTTGAAACAAAACCTTTATCAATAAACTTCTTACCTATTAGTTTATCTAAGCCTTTAACATCTTCAACTCCAAGCGCTGCTAACTTAACTCCTCTATAAACCATTGTGTCTTCTTTTAAAGAAGTTGAATGTTTATCAAAGAACTTTGATAATTTCTCTGTTTGTTCAACTACTCCTATATCTTTCTTTCCATGTCTTAAATATCTATTTATAAATTTATAATTAAAATCTGTATAATCTTTTAAGTATTTAAGCTCTTCTTCCGACATATTCTTAAATAGTTTATTTGCTAATTTTTCTAAATCTTCTGACTTCATATCTTTGCCAACTGTTAGTTGTGTATCATCTAACAATTTAGATATCGCTCCTGACTTTCCTATTAAATTACCATGTTTCTTTATTAACTCTTGATTTGGTTTTTTAAAATTAACAGTAGGCATTTTATCTTCATCACCTATATAAACCCATATGCACCTACATTTGCTATGTATAGGTGGAGTATATTCTAAATGATCTGCACTACCTACTTCAACATACATACCATCTAATTCTTTACATAAAGGACATGTTCTTCTATCTAATATAGCACTAAATTGTGCCATTTTACTTCTTGCTATAATTGCTGCTCTATTTCTACCTACATTTACCATATTAGCTGTTGATACTACTGAATTGTCATCTAATATATTTTCATAATTATCTGATTCTTGTAAAAGAATGCTATCAACTATATTATCTAGCCACTTCATTTCATCAACAACCTTTCAACCTTCTTTGCAGCTATACTTATTTCATCATTATTACTAAGATTCTTTAAGTATTCGAATAAGAATTTAGTCTTAATTCTCTCTGCAATGTTATTTGCTACTAAACTTGCTTCAGCTTTCAAACTATTTATATCAACTTTAGATGATTCTATATCTAATTCTTTTGCTGCTTGGTCCATACCAAATTGTATACTTTCTTTCATATGTCTCATTACAAATTGAGTAAGCTCATTCTTACCTCCAACTTGTATCATAGCTAATTTATCTGGTTTAGTCTTTTTAGCTTTAGATGATAAGTCTTTTATTATATTGTTTATGTATTTCTTACCATCATTTTTAAATGATTCTTCTAAAGAGGTTATCTTTTTATCTATATCAGCAAAATTAACTTTCTTTTCATATGGTGTTAAGTCTCTATGCCATACTACATCTTCAGACATCTTCTTTTTGTCTTCTTTCTTTTTATCTTCTTTAGATGTAGCTTCTTTTGCATCTTCCTCTATTTCTTTGTCCATTTCATCTTTATCCTCTGAATCATTATCTTTGCTGCTAGTCTTATTGACTTTAGCATCATCATTACTTTCATCTTTGTTTTCATCGTCTTTTCCATCACCTTTATCATCTTTAATATCATACTCTTCTTCAGACTTTTCAGGTAAATCTAACATTTCTCTAAGCCATGTTTCTAATTCTAAATCAGGTACAATTAGCTTACCATCAACTAATAATTTTAATGTTTCTAAAAGCTTGTCACTTCCACCTAACGGTTTAAACGTTAACTTTGGATATAAATCACTATTAAAATTATATCTTACTAATTGAGGTATTGCATAACTATTAAATACATTTGCTATATATTTAGCTTCAGAATTTAACATCATTAAAAACAAATCTGATTGATCTTTAGATAAAGCAAATGAACCTGTATCTCCACTACCTAAATTAACAAATTGAGCTAATACACTTCTAACAATCATTAAATCTTGATGATTTAGATATGGCATAATATCTTGCATTTGTCTTTTGCCTTCAAATATATCTAAATCAAATCCATCAGGTATTGTTGCTCCTCCTGATTCTGATGATCTTAAAGAGGTTACTACTTCTTTACCTTTTGCTTCATCTTCTGGCGTTACTCCTGGTGGTAGCTTAACATATGGTGTACCTACATGATTTCTTTCTATACCTATATTATGAATCTTATATATAAAATCTTTGATATACCAATGTTTGTATGCTGATCTAAGAACTGATGTACCTCTTACATCTCCATTCTCCATCCTATGACTAAACATTAATAATTTATCTATAGGTATATCTACTATTTGAAAACTTTCATTTATCTTATATTGTTGTATACCTATTGGTCCACCATTTGTATCATATAAAAAATCATATATTGTAGAGACTGGTCTAGGTGAAAACTTACGCCATGTTAAAAAACCTGATTTGTCTACTTTATAAACTTTTTCAAATATACTATGACCAAATGGAAACATTAAACATATTTGTCTTAGTAAATCGTCCCAATGCATAGTCATTCCATCAGGAGGTCCTTTAAAGAGATTCTCTTCTATAAATTCTGCTACTTGTTTAGCCTTCCTACTATTATCTGCTGGTTCAACATACCATTGTGTTGATCTAATAGGAAGTTCTAATACTAATAAAAGCGCTTTTATTTGCGCATCTGACCTTTTCATCTTCTCATATATAGTAAGATTATCTGGCCATTTTAATTTATTTAAATATTCTTCAGTTGCAAGATTGTACTGAAATAAAGCACTATGACTTCTTCCTATACTACCTATCTCACTTCTTCTATTTGTTGTATTATTCTTCCTTTTTTTATCTGGCTTTATAGGCATATTTTACCTCCTAACAATTGCTTTTTAATTGACTATAATAATTTGAAACATCACTTTCAAACATTAAAATTGTCTTTAAATTCATAGTTGCATAATAACTAAATGATGAAAAATTCTTTCTTGCTCCTAGAATAAAGTAATCTCTATTTGTCAACGTAATGTCCCAAGTTGTTTGTAAAGTAGAGCTTTCACCATATTTAAATATCGTTTCATTACTACCTGTACCTGCCCAAGAAAACAAAATAGGTCCTACTTGATCTTCAAATACTATTTGTGCATTCAAATAAAATCCATCATCTATATATGCATATTGCATATCTGCATAATCATCTGTATTTTTACAAAATAAATAACCTACAGAATGATTAACTTTATTTATATAAAACGATAATGGTGCATCAGTTATATTTATATCATTGTATGTAAGCATATATAATGTTTGACTACTTTCTGCTGTAAAGCTTACACCATCAGATATAAAGCTTCCATTTAAAACTATTTGTGGTTGTTCAGCATTAGTTGTTTGTGTAATATCTGTATTACCTGTTTGATTATACCAAGTATGTACATAACCATTTGTACCACTACAAAATGTTTCTAAAGTAGCTATGTCTATGTATCCTTCTACAAAACCTATATCTAATGTTGCATCATCACTTGACCTTCTTACTTTTAAACAATTACCTTCATAATCTCCTATAACTTTATATAAACTAAAAGCCAACACACAATAGTCTGATATATTTAAATTGTCTAATAATCTTTTAGGTGCTTCTTCTTCAGAAACTGTTGTATATGTAGTTAATATTCTTTTGCTACTTTTCATTATACTCACATCCTAAGTAGTAATTGTTTCTAATTGAATGTTTATTACTTCCTCTGATGTAGGTGTGTAGTTACCACCTGTAACTAACTGTGCGTATAAAGAAGTTGAATTAGCTGCTAACTTACGTTTAATATTTATGCTACTTTCCCACATTATTAATACTTCACCTAAATCTACAGGTAACGTAAACTCTATAGACCCTAAATATTTTGATGCATCAGCTGCTAATAATTCCCATGCTGCATTATCTGCTATAGCTGTTGGTGCACTATTAAATAGATGTAAAGTAAATGTACCCATATTTGCTGGTACAGCTGCTAATATAACTTCAATCTTAGCATCTACTATATAAAAATGTTGTCCTGCTTCAGGTAATACATTTTCAAATTCTATGTTAGATGCTGGATTAGTACCAAACACATCTCCTGCAGCATATGCATCAGTATTATCTGGTCTTGTTATTGTTGCTCTTGAAGAACCACTAGGACTTTTTGTATATATTCCTTGTATTCTTTTTAAACCTGCCATATTATCACTCCTGTATAACTAAACTTTTTACATACTCACCATGATGATGCTATTTGTTCTTTTTTAATAGAGTTAAACTGGCTTGCTTCTCCATATCTTTTAGGTGCAAATAAATAAGATAAAGCATCTGCATAATCTGGTGATCGACCTATACGCTTCCTAATATCTTCCTTACTTTCTACCATTATTCTACCACTGCTATGATATTTATATTTTAAAGAAGTTAGTTCTTGTACTAAAAACTTATTGTTCTCTATATCTATTTCTCCTTCTTTAAATAGAGTTCGTAAATGCCAATAGTTTTCTGCTCTAGCATTTAAGAAGTTCTCTGAGTCTATTGCTTTTTCTGCATTATTGCAATCCATTACTCCTATTCGTTGTTCTCTTAATCTATCACATACACCTGAACCAATACCTATTACATCTATCTTTGCTTTAGTTGCTTTTAAACTATTGTAAAGGAATTTAATTGCTCCTGCTACTTCCATTGTATCACGCTTTGCCATACGACTAGATACTCTTGCTACTGGTCCATGTCTTTGCATAATTACTGTTACATCACTACCATATCTAGCTACATCACAACTTACTTCAATAGGTGTAGTCTTTTCTAAAGTTCTGTCTATAGCTTGTTCTACCCATTTATATGGTATTAGCGTGTCTTCTGTAATATCAGGAAAATCACCTAATACTTTTGTGATATAGGTTGGTGAATCTTTGCCCCAGTCATTTTCACATTCATCTACCCATTCTTGTGTTACTAAGTGTGGTACTATTATTTTACCATGTTTTATATTAGGGCTATCAAATGCTGATGTATGATATTTGACAAAGTCTAAACCATCTTTCCATATATCGTAAAAGTATCCTTCATTATTTTCACTAGGTGTACTAATAACTAACAACTTAGCTCCTGTAGATGTTAATGCTCCACTAATTGACTTAAATGTTTTATGACTAACTAACTTAGCTTCATCTACTATAAAGAGAATATCTTCAGCATGTTGTCCTTCCATCTTTTCAGGGTCATCACTTGCCATACCTTTTGCAAACCAATTTGGTGTAATTCTTATTATACCTAAGTTAATATCTATTTTGTTTCTATCTATTAATAGCTTATCAAATCTCATTTTTTGTATCTTACCACCAGCTTCATTCCATAATATACCAACCTGTCTCCATAAAGAAGCTGTTGTTATTACTCTACTATTAGGTCTTGTAAAGAGGAACCATAATAGCACATCTGCTGCTGTATAAGTTTTACCTAATCCATGACTACTTCTCCATGCTACCTTTTTATTATCAGCTATACCATATAATACTTTTTGTTGATAGTCAGTATGTCTGCTACCAATTATATCATATGAAAAAGCTACAGGGTCATGATAATATAGTGCCATGTTCTTAGCTACTTCTTTTAAACCTATCATTGTTACACCTCTTCACACTCAACTTCTATTGCATCTACAGTTGGTATTTGTCTTCTTTGTTCTAAAGAGATTTCTTTGGCTATCTCTGATGCTAATGATACGATTAATTCTGGGTTAACTGCAGTATTTGTATTATTATTTATATTAACTTGATTATTGTAGTGTTCCCCATATTTCTCTCTTCTACCAGCTTTTAATAAGAATTTTAATAGGTTATCAGACTTTAATTTAGCTCTTTCATCTGCTATAGCTTCTAAATTGTCTAAATATATCTGATATGCTTCATCCCATTTATCTCTAAACTTAGGATATTTCTTTATATAATAGGATAATGTTGCTCTTGTTGTTCCTGCTAAAGTAGCTGCTTTATACATAGTACCATATATTTGATAATACTTTATTGCAGCCATACATCTTTTACGTTTTTCTTTTAGTTTATTTTTTTTCTGTAATTCCATCCGTTCTTTAGATAACGCATGTTTTATTTTTTTAGCCATGCATAATCACCTCGATACTTTAGTTACTTTTAAATAGCTACCTGGTTTAACTGCTATTGCATTTGCACTTGAAGCATGTTGTGCCCATCTTAAATGCAATCTACCACCAGTATCACCTGTATTAATTATAAATGTTTCTTCTACATATGTATATGTTGAACCATCACAACCATATGCTACATCAGTTGATAATGAATCATATACTCTCATTTTAATATGATCAGAATCATTAGAATCTGTAACATGTACAGATTGCCCTCTACAAAATCTTAAGTCTTTTAAAGAAAGAGTTCCTGACACTGTCCAATCTACATCTATATCTGGTGCTGTACTTGAACTATTTACTGCTATTTTTGCCATAATTTCATATAATCCATTTGCTGGTAAGTCTACAAATAATTCATTATCATAGTCTAAAGAGGTTGATGATCTTGTTTCATTAACTGTTTTTATTATTGCCATATTATCTTTGTTTTCTTTTAAAAATGACTTATCTGTTTCTCTATTAGTTACAAATACTTCTGTTAAGAATCCCATATTTTCATCATCATATGAACCACCTGTTACTAAGTTACCTGAATCTGTTATAGTTGTTTCTGCTTCTAAATAAACATTTGCTTCGTCATTACTAAATTGAAATTGTACCCTTACTACATCTTCATTCTTTTCAAACGTTACCAATACTTTTA